GGCACTGAAGGCAAGTCGCCTGCGGACGTCAGCCCGTGGTTGCCGCTTCGGATGACCAGGGCGGCAGGTGCTGCATACGGCATCGGCTACGTCGAGTCTGCTGCGATTGCTGACCTGCAAACGGTCGAGGCGTTGTGCCAGGCCATTGCTGAAGGCGCGCTGGCCAGTGCTGCCGTCAAGTATTTGGTCAAGCCAAGCGGCGTGACCAAACCAGCCGACTTGGCCCGTGCAGCAAACGGCTCGTTTGTCACCGGAGATCCCAACGACGTCCTGGCTTTGCAGACGCAAAAGAGTGCAGACCTAGGCGTTGCTTTCCAAGCCAAGCAGCAGATTGAACAACGCTTAGCGCAGGCGTTCATGCTGGCCGACATGCGCGACGCGGAACGCGTCACGGCCGAAGAGGTCCGCTTGCAGGCGTTGCAGATCGAAAACAGCCTCGGGTCGATCTACTCGATTCTGACCACAGAGTTTCAAGTCAAGTACGTCGCACGCAAGCTCGACATCCTTACCCGCGCAGGCAAGGTGCCGAAGATGGATAAAAAGTTGGTCAAGCCTGTGATGACTGTTGGCTTGGCCGCTGTTGGTAGAGGCAATGACCTGGAGCAGCTCGTCAGGTTTGTGTCGACGCTTGGGCAGACGATGGGACCAGAGGCAATCGCGCAGTACGTCAAACCGCCTGAGTTAATCAAGCGTTTGGCGTACAGCATGGGCATCGACGTCCTTGGGCTTGTGAAGTCTGAGGAGGAACTCATGGCCGAGATGCAGCAACAGCAGCAGATGGCCATGGCCCAGCAAGCAATGCAGGCCGGCATGGCCGACCCGCAGAAACTCGCCAATGCAGCGTCAACGACGCAAGAAATGCAGATGGCACCTGACCAACCCGCACCCGACCAGTAATGACCACGACCCCCGAATCCCCGCAAATCACCTCGCCTGAGGCTGCAGAAGAAGGCATGGTCGCCCCTGGCCAGGAAGACCTTCTAAATGAGTTCATTCAAGAGCAGGAGGCCGAGCAAGAGCCTGACCTCATTGGCGGCAAGTTCCGCTCTCAAGAAGACCTGCTTAAGGCGTATCAAGAGCTAGAGCGCAAGCAAGGCCAGCAACCTGAAGAGGGTGAAACTGCTGAAGAGTCAGCCGAAAGCTACAGCGTTGAACAGGCTGTCGAGGTTTACGGCAAGGAAAACGTTGATGCCTTGCAGGAAAAAGGCATTTCGCTCAACGACTTGATGTGGAAAGCCGACAACGGCGAAGACATCAGCGACTCGTTTGACGACCTTGCCGAAGTTTTCAAGGTGCCTCGCCAGGTCGTCGAGAACTATGTGTCAAAGGCGCAGTCTGGTGGAGATGCCGCACCACCTGAACTGACGGCCTCTGACGAGGCCGACCTTAAAGCGCTGGTTGGCGGAGACCAAGGCTTCGAGCAAATGGCTGATTGGGCCCGCAGCAACTTGCCTGAAGAGGAGATCAATCGCTTTGACGCGGTCGTCGACAGCAACAACAAGGACGCAATCCACATGGCTATCCAGGCCATGCAGGCCCGGATGAACGCTAAAGACTCTGTCGTGGAGCCAAAGCTCATCGGGGGCGGAAAGGTCGCAGAACCATCGCGGTTTGAAAGCCAGCAGCAGGTGCTAGATGCAATGAACAAGATGAATGATCGGGGTCAGCGGTTGTATGACGTAGATGAGGCTTATCGCGAAAAAGTCACCAAGTTGTTGGCATCAAGCGACGTTTTTTAGTACGGTCACATCAAGAACGCACTGAAAGCAGCAAGCCCTTCTAGGAGGACAACTTGTTCGCGATCGGAGGGGCGCTTACTCGCAAACCAATTTCTATTTAAGTAATGGCCAACCCCATCCTTTCGCGCGCCGGTCAGGTACGCGGCTCGGGTGCAACTTGGGGCGCAGGCGCAACTGGCCTTGATGCCGATCGCGCGTTGATGCTCAAGTTGGGCTCCGCTGAGGTGCTCGATTCCTTTCTCAGAACAACAATTTTCAAGGGAAAAACCCGAGAAAGAAATATCCGAGGAGGAAAAAGTGTAGCCTTTCCGATCACAGGTCGGATGGAAGCTACATATCATCAACCGGGCACCGCGATCACAGGGACAACTAATGATCCCAGTGACCTGAATGAGCGCGTAATTTCACTCGACGCTCTGATGATTGCAGACGCTGCGATCTATCAGGTTGACGAGCTTATGTCATTTTTTGATGTAAGGCAGCACTACACCGTTGAATTGGGACGTGCGCTTGCATACGAATATGACAAGCGTGTTGCCCGAATGATTTTCGCGGCTGCCAGCAACACCACTGAGCCTCTCGCGAAAACAATTAACGCCCATAAAACGGGTAATGCGATCACGCTTGGAACCGACTACACGGCTTCAGGTGCGACCCGCCAGGCCAAGGGTGATGCCCTGGTCAACGCCATCTTCGATGCACGCGTTGCCTTCACCGGCAAGGACGTTCCCATCGACAACATGTATGCCGTCTTTACGCCGGAAGATTATTTCCTGATCTCCCAGTCAAGCCGTGCAATCAATGCTGACTTCAATGGTGGCGGGGGCGCAAACGGCACGATTGCAAACGGCACTGTTCTGCAAGTTGCAGGTATTCCTGTATTCATGTCGAACCACGTCGAGCAATCGTCCTACACCCTGCAAGCCGGCGATCACAACGCTGACTACGCTCAAGACCTGAGCAAGTGCAAGGGCCTCATCTTCAACAAAGATGCGGTTGGTGTCCTGTCACTGCTGAGCCCTGCTCTGCAAATGACCGGGCCCGAGTACGCCGTCCAGTACCAATCAAACCTGCTTGTGGCCCGCCAGGCCCTGGGCATGGGTGTGCTGCGTGCGGAGTCTGCTTGCAAGATTGTCATTCCTTGAGCAAGCTGGGGACGCTTCCTCACACGTTGCAGAAAGAAGGGGCCGAGACTGGCCCCTTTTTTTGTGACGTAGCAGAATGAGCACTACGAGCCTGTAGTGGTCGCATGGGTCTTGCCAATCAAACGGTCACGCCAGGCAGGACGACCCTGCTGGACGCCGTAAACGTCCTGCTTGAAAACATTGGCGAGCAGCCGGTCAACTCGCTGGAAAGCCAGCAGATCATGGATGCTCGGATTGCCGAGCGCACGCTGCTTGAGTTCCATAAAGAAGGTCAGGTCAAGGGCTGGAGCTGGAACTCGGAGTTTGAGTATCAGTTCAACCGGGACAGCTCAACCAAGCAAATCAAAGTGCCGACTTCCGTCGTGCGCTTTTCAATCAATCCCTACGAACTGGCAGGGCGATTCCAGCTGCGCGGTCAGTTGGTTTATGACCGTGAGAACCGGACAACCTTGCTAGGCGACGACATCCCGCATCTGCACGCGGACGTCATCTTCCTACTGCCGTGGGATGAGGCGCCTGAGGCTTACAACCGTTGGGTCACCATTAAGTCAGCCCGGGTATTTGCTAACCGCGTCCTGGGGGCTGAGGCGCTTTACAAGTACACCGCAGAGGACGAGCGCCACGCTCAAGCAACGCTGGAACGAATGGAGCAGCAGGTCGAGCAATCCAACATCTTGACCGGCAGCCGGGGTTACAACCCGTTCCCGACGTATGAGCCGGCAGGCGGTCTTGCCACGCGTCGCGTTAGCTCTGGGATTCGCCTCTAATGCTTGCCTCCTACGCCATCCCAAACCTGGCGCAAGGCATTAGCCAACAGCCAGATGCACAGCGCGATCCATCGCAGGGCGAGATACAGATCAATGGCATGTCATCCATCTTGGAAGGCTTGCGCAAGCGCGATTGCAGCCAAACCATTGCCCTGGTTTCCAACACAGACTTTGGCGATGCTTTTATTCACAGCATCCTGAGAGACAACGTCGAGGAATATCTCGCCGTTATTACAAGCACAGGTATTCAAGTCTTTGACTTAGATGGCACGGCCCAAACAGTGGCGGCCCCTGGGGGTTATGGCTATTTGAGTTCGGTCACTGACGCGCACGCAAACATTCGTGCGGTGACTATTGCCGACTACACCTTCATCAGCAACACAAAAACCGCGCCGGCCATGGACACGGCCACGGCTCCAGCAACGGCACGGCCGACAACGCATGAAGCTTTGCTGTGGGTCAAAGCTGCCAATTACGGCCAAACGTATGAAGTCAATATCAATGGCAGCAGCGTTTCGGTAACGACTCCAGTCGCGCCAGTGGTGACGAGCGGGTCCACGGTGACAGAAAACCGAATCAGTTCTAAGTCAATCGCGGCAAGCATCATTAGCGGCATTGGCAGCATCTCTGGCGTTTCGCTTACGCAAAGCGGCTCCGTCATTCACGTCACCTCCAACAACGCAATCACAATCAGCGCAACGGATGCGCGAGCCAACGCCGACATCACGGCAATTCTTAGTGAGGTGCAGGTCTTTACCGAGCTGCCGACCATCGCTCCTGTCGGCTACCAAGTTCACATCACAGGCGACCCTGGCAACAACTTCGACGGTTACTACGTCGAATTTCAGCCAAACAGCGGCAATTTTGGTGAAGGG